ATGATATTACCTTTTGGAAAATCATCAGGAAACTTTACTAAGTAAGACCATCTAACATAGATTTGTTTTCTTCCTTCAATCATTGCAGGAATAATAGCCTGTAACAATCTGCGGAATTCATGTTTGTCAACATCAGACAATGTAGACACATATTCATGTCTAGGTTGCCCACGTCTGACAGACACATCCCCAATAATCATTGTTGTTACACCTCCTAATCATTTGATAGTGTAATTGTTCCATCAAATAAAGTGAAATTAGATTCAGCCCAATTTGATGCGTATTCACCAAGATAACAATTTTCATTAGCGGCATATACCACAAATCCTTTGCCCTTTTCTGTAAATAATACAATACACACACCATGATTATTTACCGCCTGCTTCAAACATGGGTATTTTGTAGTATCTTTCTTTACATTCTCTTTAACATCAGATTTCATGATTTCTCCTTTTCAATAATCTTACGTAATGTGGCTTTACGCTTTGTGTCATTACTTACTTCTTTTTCAGTATAACCATGTTCTTTAAACATTGCAAGAAGTTTTTGTTTTGGTAGCTTCATGTAATCATTGATTAACAATACCATTCTTGCTTCTGCTACAGACACATCATGCAATTGTACATAAGTTTTCACTCTATGACAATCTTTACATAACAACTGTAGATCATCAAATGTGACATACCACAGCTTTTCTACACAAGATTGAATGTCCTCTTTCTTGGTCAATGTTGCTGTTGTATATTTGTGATCTACTTCAATGTTAGATAATGGAAATAATCCCTTGCAATGTTCACATTGACAACCCCAAATCTTAGCTTTTCCTTTAGGTTTAGGATTGTCAATCATTACACGTTTTTGCTTAATGTATTCCACTTTAACAGGATGCCTAGACCAAGCCTTGCGGATATTACCTTTACACCAAGACCAAAAAGCTGATTCAGATTTCCAGATTGATGGAACACATTTCCAAGGAGTATCTAGTTTATTGGTCATAGTAATATTTTATTAATGTGTCAATAGCTGAAAGAATCTCTTTCAATTCTTCAACATTTGTTGCCAAATAAGTTTTACCTTCAGAATCTACAATTGTGATGGTTTTGTCTTGACCACCATAATCAAAGGATACAGAAACATTTTTATCTCCAATAAGACTAAACAATTCATCTACACATGATAACTGTGAGGATGTTTCTGTATATTCCAAAGATTGTACTCGTTTTTGTTTGTCAGAATCTGATTCAGGTTCGCCTTGAAATGTAACAACATCATTTACTAATGGTATTCCTGTTACACAATCAAATCCTGTTGCAGAGTAGAATCCAATATTATAATCTTCTACATCAAGGTGGTTGGTAGATTCGTTCACTTTCCTAACTCTACCTAATCTATCACCTATTTCGCAGCGCATACGCCACCAAATACGATTGCGAAGATAAGGTTTATTCGTCCAAATATAACATTTCCCATCACTATCCATTGTTTTGTATTTGTATTCTGACATTATCATTTCTCCTTTTTGATGATTAGTTTCTCTGCTTCGTTAATATAATATTCATAATTAACATCATCGGCAAAGTCAAGGATATTGTTACACGGTTTAACATTCCATTCTGTATCAATACCAAGTCTACGATCTTCACCACCTTCTTCAAGTGGTGGCATAATTTTAACAAGTTTACCACCTGTTTTACAAGGGTAATATCTACAAATATTTTGCAACTGTGTTTCTGTCCCGTCTTGATTGACAAGAACAAGTTTACTACTTCTTGGTACTTTAGTTCTCAACATGAAATCATATTTATCAGGATGATTCATAATGAACTCACGTAGGTCTTTACCGTGCACCATTGCAGCTTCAGCAGCCATAGGAATAATCAAAGCAGATTGGTTTTTATGCCAAGCTAAATCTTTGTATTCGTACATTCCTTTGTTCTTTGTCTTACCGTCTGTATACACCGCTAGGTAGTTATTTACGTTAGAAATGTACATAGATTTGTAATCAACAAACTCTAAGTCCAACTTAGTAATCTTTTGCCATTCATCACAAACAGTATTGTACAGGTGTTCATGCTCTCTTGGAATAGCAACAGTAATACCGTCAGTATTACATTGAATCATCAGAATGTTCGGCACTCTTACAAGTAGCATGTCAATCAGCATAGACAGAGAAAGCTGCCCGCCGATAGTTACACTCATTGTAAATTTAGGGTCATAAAACACAGAGTATTTATCATTGGATTTTCCGTATGTACCGTTCAATGCCAACTTTAGCATAGCATTCTCTGCTGTCTTTTTACCATAAGACTTACGCTGATTGTACATGTCTTCATACACTTTACAAAATGTTTCTCCTAAGTGTTGTGGGTATAAATTGTTACGAATTGACAGGTTGGGATACATTGAACTGACATCTGCGTCGCGCAGCAAATAAGAACGATTCTCAACTACTACCTTAGATGACAAACTGCCATGAATACCACCAACACCATAATCATATCTGAATCCATTGATAACAACATTCAATGTTTCTGCTTCATTCCAACACATCCAATAAGACTTCTTTGGAATGCGTTTCTTCTTTGGTTTTTTCTTCTTATCGACATTACCAAAAGCATCAAGCACAGGTTCAAGAACATGATTACCATCAGCATCAAAAGCATATTCTGTTGCTTTCAATTCTTCTTCCTCAATCCACCCTAAAGGATATTCAGATTTAAATTCAGCAATATCATAATCTGTTGGCTTTGTTTTAAACTTCTTACGTTTTACCACCATTTCAGCATACTTAGCTACATCACCAAGTTTGTGTTCTGGAAGGTTTGAAAACACACCATTTGTTTCATGAATGATTTGACTAGCAAACCATTTGTGTAATGCTTGAAATTCAGGACGTGTAAACTTCAAATAATCAAATAGACATTCACCAATTTTGATCTTGTCTCTTGGTGTTTGTGCCATAACACGTTTGCCATTTTTGAACACATAAGTCTTAACATTGTTCTTTTCCAATTCCATTTGGAAATATTCAGCACCAATCTTTGTATCGTCATGGTTTGTAAAGTCTTTACCTAGTTTCAAACTTAGGTCATCACGGAACGAAATCTGACTTTCAGATGCTTCATAAAACATTCTTGTACAATATACATCATGTGCATTATATTCTTTCAACTTGTCAATTTGTTCACCTGTCAATGTTGCATCAACAGGAAACGGCAAGTCTTGAATGTCAGGCATTCGCATATTAAACTCAAGCAATTTCAAACTTGTTGCTTTAGCTTTATTGTTGAAGTGATGAATGCGATACAAGTCTACTTGTTTAATCAAACATTCGTCAGATTTGATTGTGTTACCGAAACCATCTTTGTAACTATCAATCTGTTTTTGTGCAAGTTGGTGTACTTTCAACGCAAGTTGTTTACCAGACATACTTGAATACTTCTCACGATTGATCAACAATTCATGAAGAATTGGGTAGTCAAAACCAATGTTATTGAAACCCACCAGTCTATAATTATTGTTGATCATCGTATCACATGCTTTCAAGACACGATCAAACTCATTGCATCGAAAAGACACTTCAAATGTAGCAGGAAACTTACCATCACCACGAACAATACTGAATGTAAAAGCTGTCTTGTAAGTTTCAATGTCAAATACAAAATCTCGTGTCTTATCAAGCATAAACTCTCCTTACTGATCTGGTTTTAGAAATAGATTTTCAACAATCATAACATAATGTTTATGTTTTGACCACTGTTTATACTCACTGTTCAACCTGCTAAACTCTTTAAACGCTTTATCATTGGGATTGTCTTTATCACATTGTTCATAAGCAAGAGCAATTTGTAGCTGTGTTGCTTTAAGATTTTCTGTAATACAAATCTTGATAGTTTCCAACATTTTTAAGTAACCTGCGTATTCAGACTTTAGTACATAAGCACCTTCACCCCATTCTCGAATAAGATGTTTTGTCAATGTAACAAAACCTACAAGTGTTTTACGATATTTCATTACTGCTTTGTGCATTTCTACCATATTGTCAATATTGGTGTCCACAACATCTGTGTATGGATTATCTTTGCTTATGTTGCAATACACTGTAAGATGCTGTTTGTTTGTTACAATAGATTCTTCTGTTTGTTTCAAACCATGCACAAGACGACTGTGCAACCATTGCAAAGCAGACACTTCTGTTGCTGTTTCAGCATATAGTTTGTACATTTCTTTCATTAGTATTTCTCCTTGTTAATTTCTCTACATGTAACATAAGCGGTTGAATAGTTGCTCTTCGCAACTTCCATATAAAACATAGCTGCCCGATTGCAATCAGATAGTTTTGCAAATTCGATATGATCAGTGGATGATCTATTACTACTATCCCCAAATATAATTACGATTAGTAGAAATTTCATACTTTTTCCTTTACTGATTCCTCGAATGCTTTGACGGCTTTATTCAGCCGTATCACGGCATCATGCACACCAAGGGCAGATTCTACTTTTGCCCACTCCTTCGCCGCCTCGACCAGTTCCTTCAGTTCGGGGGTGAGGATTACTAGGGGCTGCAAAACACCGT